AGTATTTCTTGATTTTCGGCATCTACTCTATCAGCATCTACCATTGAATAGTTACTTATAGGCTTTTTTTTTTGGAGTTCAGACATTAAACCCTCTAAACTAACAGAAGTAGCATCACCGACTGCACCACCTTGTTGCAACCCTACACTTTTGACATTAAATTGTTTTATAAGAGGCTCATTCATAAGAAGAGATTCAAGATATCTTCTCATAGCAGGAGCAGTTGGTTTTCTTGTTTCTGGAACAAACATATCCCCTACAGGTCTTTTATAACCGGGTGCTTGTTCTTTTGCGAGTTCACGTATATTATAAAATAGATAATCTAACTCTTTAACATCTTCATCAGTAATAGCACCCATTCCTTTTCCTTTTAGATTATCATAATCTACGTCACTAAAAGTATCATCTTTAATAAATCGCAACTTTTGAAAAATATCTCTAAATCCTTTAGCTCTTGCATCTAGTTCTTCTGATGATAAATTTTTATAATCTTTTCCAAAAACAATTTCAGGACTCAAATAATCTTCTACTCCAGAAACATTTTCACCCATATTCATAAAAGCTAAATCCTCAAGTGTTAAATCACCAACATCTCCACCCTCTTGATAACCAGACATTTTCTTTTTCTTTTTATCCATTACACCGCCACCATACATATAGTTATCAATCATACCACCACCCATATAGTTATCAACAGAACCTCCGCCCATATATTCATTAACGACTCCGCCACCCATCATAGGTTGCATTTGTGATAATGTAGCTTGTGAGATTAATGCATCAATAGCTGAATGTGATGAATTATCTGATACAGCATTTAATTTTTCTAAAAATGGTTTACCTAACATCTTTGCTGATTCCCTTTTAATTACAAACTCACCGGGAGTTAACATTGTTGGTACGGTATCTGTAGTACTACCCGGCATTAGTCTCGTACCTCAAAATGAGGAAAGTCATCGAAGCGGTTGTCCATAACATGAAAATCCATATCCCAGTCACCGCCCCATCTCAGATTAATGCCCATGCTCCTAGCAGTACCAATAACAAAACCAGCGAAAAGAGTTTGTCGCTCCCTGTCTTCCCAATCAACAGGATAAGGGGTAACGTCAACGGCTTTAGAAGGACTAGAGTTGTGCCTGCCGTTAGGATACTTAACTTTTGTACGACCTTCATCATATAATTTATTCTGCCTTTCTTTACTACGATGACCCTCTAATATAGAGCAGTCAACGTGTTTAATTACTTCATTGAAAACATCTTGAAGTCGCTTATCACAACTAGCAAGTCTTTCTTTTGATTTCTTAGAGTATCTAGGCATTCGTTAGATTATACGAATAAATAAGTTATAAACAAAATAAATATGTTATATTTTTGAACCAGTTATCCAGTTATATGCTTTCTTTATTTTATACATATCGAAGTCATCTTTTTTAGTGGTTATTTCATTTTTGTCCATCTTTTCTGTTCTAGGTGGTCTAGCAAAATAATCAGCATAATATAAACCATCCATCAAGTCATCGTTCTTTGGCTTTGGGTGTTCAAAGAACTCATCTACTAATTCTGTCATATGTCTGTATATGTGTAGCTTCTTAGAGTTGACAATTTGTCCTAGTGCTGTTTCAAGTCTATCTTCTTTCTTTACCCTAGCAGGAGGCTTTACACCTTTGAACAATCCCGGCATTAATCTTTTTTCTGTAGCAGACATTCGTGTTACCATATCCCTTACCATTTCTTGAGCGGCAACTGTTTCAATCGTAACCCTACGAACTGGAGAATACTTCTTTGCATATTGTATAATCTTAGCAGGAACATCAAAAGTTGGTATACGTTCTCTAAAATAATCTAACACGTATCTGTTTTTGTGTGCATCTATACCCATAACCATAATTACTTGAAAGTCTGATGTCTCTGATGCCGTAGCCGCTAGGTCAACACCAATGTAAACATTTATTGGTATAGCGTCATCTCCTTCAATAATGTATGGCATATTGTTTTCTTTTTTAAATACACCACTGTAGTATTGTATTCTATCAATCTTAAATGCCGCATTAGTAATATCACGAGCATCATTCATGTACTCTTGTGCAAACTTATTGACTAGACCAGCTTCGATAAACTCTCTTTTCTTTGATTCTAACTTTTCATCAGAGAATTGTGCTTCCCATAATGGTCTGCCGTTTTCAATCGCTTTGTAAAAGTTTACTTGCCAAGGATATTCACGTTTATCTTCTTTTGCTTTTCTCCATCCATCATATGTCATTTGTAAATAAGAATCAAAGTGTACAATCGTACCTGACAACCATATCCAACCTTCATTACCGGGTGTTTCTTCAAGTGCTGGGTATACAGTAGACACAATCCATTTTTTTATTTCTGCTCTACGTTCTGGTGTCTTGGTATTTAGTTCTGATTCAAAGTCATCAAGTACAATACCAGTATATCGAACATCAACCTCGGCACGACCTCTAAGTCTTTGTGATGTACCTTTTGCTATTACCCTATCGCCTTTTGCAGTAACAATATCTTTTTCTGTCCACCTTTTACCTACTGAGCCACCATCCATTGTGCCAAAATAATATTTTATCATCTTATTGTTTTCAAAATGACTTCTTATATATTTAAGATGGTCTATTGCCTGACCTTGCTCTTCTGATACCCATGCGATAAAGTGCTGTTCATCTGTTTTAGAAAAACAAAGCTTGTGCATGATAGCCGCTTTGGATATTACTGATTTGCCGTGACCTCTTGGTATAATGTTACATATCCTAGCACCCGGCTTGGTTGTAATCATTTGTTTAGCTATTTCGTAGTGAAACGGTGCTGACTCTGATTTCTTTAAAAAGTCATTTGGTAAAAAGGCTCTACCAAAATAAATGAGGTTATTGTATGCATTCTTTAATACCTCATCTCTTTCCTTCATTTCAGAAGGACTAGGGGTTATGTTAAAATTATCTGTCATTAAGCTTCGTATATATCAGTACCATCAAAGTCACCAATCTGTATTACATTGTCTTTTAAATCAAATATGGTGTCGCATATATCACATATCCAACCATCTAACTTATCTTTTGCGTTTACATAGGGTAGCTTATTCATAATCTTATTTCCAACTATTTCGCAATCACAAGCAGGGCAATAGTCTGCTCCACAAACTAATTCTATTAATTCACTTCTTGTTGCTAACCTAACTGGTATATATATACTATGCTTCTTTTCCATTTAACTTCGGTTCTGGTAATACTCCAGCTTTAAAAGCATTTAACTTTTCTTGACTGAATCCAGTAAATTCTTGTATCAATGCAACCGAATCTACTTTCTTTTCTGTACTTAACATTCCTGAGATTTTCATCAGGGTCTCAATGGCTCTCATTTTATCAGAGTCCTTTGCTTCCCCCGATTCTACAATATCTTTTGTTTTCTCTAACAAGTATGATTTTGTAATCCCAGTTTCATTTAGTAGTAACTCTATCTCTTTATCTATCAACTGTCTAACCTTTTTGCTTTTTAGTAAAACCTTTGTTTTTTCTTTTGCGTATTCAAAACTAGTAGCGTTCTCATGAGCTTTCATAAAAGCGTCAATCGGTTTCATGCCACTAGCTATGTACTTTGCAAATATACGCTTAGAAGAGGATAACTTGCCCTCTTTTATTTTCTGATACCAGTTTTTCTTACCAAATCTCCATATGTCCTGTATCGGCTCACCAGATATCTCTTTTGTTCTTTCACAGTTTGCCATACCTAGTAATGTTCTTATAAAACTATCTTTTGTTTTTTTTGTTTTTAGTATACCCCTTTTGATAACTACCGTTACTTGTCCATCATCAGTTTTAATCCAGTCGCCCGTATTTGCGTCTCTCCAGTCGTTTTTTATTGTTTGGCTAGGATGATACCGCCTAAACTCTTTTTCATCCTTATAGAGCGTATATTCAACGCCTTTTATCTTTCTAGAGTATGGCATGCCTAATTATGGCGGTTCTTAAATAATTCTTCACCACCTGTAATTAATTCAAAGTCTCTTAATGATTTTATTCTAGCTAGGAGCTCGGCAATCTTGCTGTATGTGGAAGAGGTAGGGTTAATAACGTCTAGTAGTTGTATTTCCTTACCAAGCTTTTTTATCTCATTAATGTTTGTAAAAACATCAACATCATCAAATGACCCCTGTAATGCTTTATCGAATCTAGTCTTTCTTTCATCCATAGGTTAATTTAAATAAAAAGGTTGTTTAAAAGAAGTAATTAAGTTTTCCACATAGTTATCCACAATACTTAATTAAGTATTTATAGTATATTATAGTAGTATAGTATCTGTCAATAGTGAGTATAGTATTATAGTATAGTAGTAATATAGTATAATATAGTAATATAGTATAATATAGTAATATAGTATAGTATAGTACCCCGACCTAGAAAAACCTAGAAAAATTTAAAAAAATTATTTTTGTATTCGTGTTTCTTTTATTTTTGTTATGCGTACACCCCCTAAGTCCGTTTAGGTTGCAAAAGTTGAATTGAAAAAGTCAAATCGACTTGCAAGTACGTTCAAATATCCGAGGCTATCAATATACCTAGGTCAAAAATAGTCTCTGTAAGTGTAACAATATCAACAGATAAAATTTATTTGGAACTAGAATTACAATCTCACATATATAGAGTAACAAACGGAACATTAATTTGTTAGGAACTTGCTATCAACTTTATTGCTAAACACTCTAGTCAGACTCAAGGTATTCAATCCTGTTTAGAATATTGTTGATGTCTTATGAAATTAATTTGAAAGGAATATATTATGTCAATTTTAGATACTCTAAAAAACATAAATAAAGACGGCATTTACAAATTGACCAAGGTTCAAGACCTAGTTAATTGTGGATGTTGTGGTAAAACTATTGATAAGAATAACGACTTAGATATTACACATTCTAGTCATTTAGATTGTTGGTTACATCAATCATGTATAGATAGTCTTGAAGTTTGTTCTTCATGTGGAAAAAAGTCATTTCATTTGGAGCAAGGTATTTGCTCTAGATGTATGTCTAGAGATGTTGTTCGTAGTTATGGTCATAAACCCGAGACTCAATTTCATAGGGTTAATACTAAGCGTAATAAACCTATGATATCTTACAATTCAATGTCTCGAGTTGGTATTCCTATTTTACATTTTGGTGTAGAAATAGAGATTGACCATCATTGCGAAGAAGATGACTATGACAATTCAATAGTTGTAGATGGAACTGCTACTGCTTCATTAGTTGGAATGGTCGGTAAGGCTTTAGATAATACTAATTTGTTTTATTGTAAGTCTGATGGCTCATTGTCTGACGTTGGTGTTGAAGTTGTGTCTCATCCTTTTTCTTGGAATTTTTGGAAGACATACGGACAGAATATTTATGATACTCTGTTCAATACGTTACTAGCAAGTGGTTATGCTTCTTCTGAAAGTTCTGAGACAGGAATGCATATTCACATTAGTAAGGATTCTGTGAGTAAGTCTCAATTACTTAAACTTTTATGGTTCATGTATGAATCTCCAAAGTTTATGAAGTTGATTGCTCAAAGAACGTCTTCCTATGCTAGAATGGATTATAGAAGTCTTATCGGTTATGAGCCCGAGTTTATACATAAGTTCAAGACTAGACTAAAATATTTGTCTAGTATTGCTAAGTATAAGTCATCTGATAATCAAGACAGATATTCTATGATTAATCTTCAGAACTCTAGAACTATTGAATTTAGAATGTTCAATGGTACTTTAAATATTCAGACATTGTCTAAGGCTATTGAATTTATTCATAGTCTTCTAGCTTACTGTGCTCAATGTTCAATAAGGGATATTGTCAACAAGGATACTGAAGAGGTTAGAGTAGATAAATTCATTCAATTCTTATCTAGGAATCAATCTAAGTATATGAACTTATGTTTATTCTTAAATGAGGAAATGGGTTTATCAGTTCAGAAAAAGAATAAGTATTTCACCGATGCTAGAACGAGACTTGGTCGTAAAATGATGTATCAAGGTTTTAACAATGGTAGAAGTACTAAACAATATAATCTAGATACGAAAGGAATGATGTTATAATGTGTATAGCAATACTAAAAAAGGAAAAAGCGACAATCAAAAAGAGTCAATTAGAAGAATCATTTAACAGTAACCCCGATGGGAGTGGATACCTATTCGCTAAGGATGGAAGACTAACTCAAAAGAAAGGATACTTCAAGTTTGATGATTTTTACAATGACTATAAAAGAGACATGGAACATTACAATGACCCTGTAGCAATTATTCATTTTAGAATTACTACTCATGGGTTAACTAATGAAACGAATTGTCATCCTTTTATGGTCAATGACAAACTTGGTTTCGCTCATAATGGTATGATTGATATTGTTTCAGACCATAAAAAGAAGTCTGATACAATG